AGTGACTTGCCATACGCTTCTGGACGTGGTAAAACGGCTGTAGTTGTTGAGGACTGCGTAAGTGCTGCTATTGTAGGTGATGGTGGTGTATATGTCGGGGTCGCAGTGTTGGGTACATCATTGTCCAATGGACACAAGAGGTACTTGTCGCAGTTCTCAACAGCAATAATTGCATTAGACCCTGATGCTTTACCTAAGACACTGCAGTTTGCACGAGAGTTACGACAGTGCGTAGACACTATCAAGATCCTGTACTTGCGTGACGATTTGAAATACCGTAACCCTACCGACTTTGAAAACCTTACAACACTAGGAGACTAACACATGGAATTATCATTGATACGTAGTCTGATGGACAAAGACTTTTATGACGAGCATCGTGGTGCCCGTTGTCCTGACAGACTATTCAGTAAAGATGTACGTAAGATCAAGCAGTCTATCGACACTGCTATGGATCGTTATGAACGTACCGTTACACCTGCAGAGATTGAGGCGTTGTTCATGGCAAACAACCCTACCCTCACTACTGCACAGAAGCAAGCGTACAGCCACTTGTTTGGGCAGGTAAACAAGGAACAGCCAATGGGCAGTGACGTAGCACAAGAGGTGCTATCTAAACTGTTCCAACAGGTAGTAGGCGAAGACATTGCTAACCTTGGCTTTGACTATGTAAATGGTGACAAGACAAGCCTTGAGCCTCTACGTATGATGCTTGAGCAGTATGGTGATGACTTCACACCCAACTTACGTATTGAGTGGGAAGACATTGACCTTGATACTATCCTTGCCATGACTGACCTTGAGTCACAATGGACATTCAATATACCTACGTTGACACGTAAGGTTGAAGGCATCAACGCTGGTCACTTGATTGAGGTAGGCGCACGTCCTAACACAGGCAAGACATCCTTCCATGCATCCCTTGTTGCTGGGCCTAATGGCTTTGCATGGCAGGGTGCGCGTGTTGTTGTGTTGTGTAATGAAGAAGGTTATCACCGTGTGGCTCACCGTTACATCACTGCAGCTACAGGCATGGACAAGTTTGAGATAGTCAAGAACAAACAAGAAGCTATGCGTGTCTTTGGTATGATACGTGACAAGATCATGTTTAAAGATGCAACAGGACGTGACATGAATTGGGTTGAGTCTGTATGTAAGTCTTACAAACCTGATGTAGTTATACTAGACATGGGTGACAAGTTTGCCCGTACTGCTGGCTTCTCACGTCCTGATGAGGCACTCAAGGCTAACGCTATACAAGCACGACAGATTGCCAAGCAGCAAGAGTGTGCTATGTTCTACATGTCTCAGCTATCTGCAGAAGCAGAAGGTAAGGTTGTACTCAACCAAGCTATGATGGAAGGCTCACGTACAGGTAAGGCAGCAGAAGCTGACCTTATGATTATGATTTCTAAGAACCCTACAGTTGAGGGTCAAGAGGAAGAAGACAACCAACGGCACATCAATGTCGTTAAGAATAAGTTGTCAGGGTGGCATGGTATTGTTCACACTGATCTTGAGTACAAAATAGCGAGGTATGTATCGTGACACATAACTGTATAAAATGTGATACTCACTTAGCCATAGGTGAAAACTGGCATGAGTCAAGAAAGGCAGCAAAACATTATATATGTAAATATTGCCACTCTACGGCGTGTAATGACAAACGTATGTTTGTAAACGGAAAGTACATATCAACGTCACACCCACTGTACAAGGCAGGTAAATACAAAACCTTTGATGATGCGGCCTTTAGTTCTTTAACTAACTACAATGCTACTACATCTGGTAATGTCTATGCTATAGCTAATGCGGCATGGCCTGAGTGGATCAAGATAGGTAAAGCTATTGATGCACAAGATCGACTGAACGGGTATCAAACAAGTTCGCCTATGCGTGATTATAGATTAGTGCATTCAGTTTATTTTGAAGACCGCCATAAGGCAGAGAAGAAAGCACACATTACGGCGGCATCAACTACTAAACATCCTTGGAATAAGGCAGACAATGGTGAATGGTTTAAGCTGACACATCAGCAAGCAATAGATATATTAAAGGAGATAGAATGATACAAACATTTTACGTAGACCACATGGGTACTGACCTGTCTGTAGCTAATGCAGCACGAGTAAGTTTTGGTAAGCGTAGCGAGATGGATACCAGTGATGTGTGGGGTCCACCTAAGTTGAAAGACAGGGATGCCAAGCTCATACGTTACTTGGCAGAGCACAAACACATAAGCCCATTTGGGCATTGCTTTGCCAGCTTCCATGTCAAGGCACCTGTGTTCGTGGCACGTCAGCTTGTCAAACATAAGTTTCTACGCTGGAATGAGATTAGTCGTAGATATGTAGACCATGAGCCTGAGTTCTATCAGCCAACAGAATGGCGTGGTCGTAGTGTAGATGCCAAGCAAGGTAGTGCGGGTATAGTTGACATAGGTGATTGGGGAGATGTAAATTGGGCTTGTCTCAAGGCTTACAAAGATTTGCTTAATCAAGGTGTATGTCCAGAGCAAGCACGTATGGTGCTGCCACAGAGCATGGTCACTGAGTGGTACTGGTCAGGTAGCTTAGATGCATTTGCTGACATGTGCAACCTACGTTGTAAGGCTGACACACAGTACGAGACACAGGTTGTAGCTGGTCACATTGACACAGAGATGACTAAGCTGTTCCCTGTATCATGGAAAGCATTAAGGGAGAATTACTAATATGACTACAGCAAAATCAATATGTGAGATACGTTTACATAATGCTATGGTACGTAATAATCTTACATTAGAAGAGTGTATAAATGCCATAGATACGTATGCTATGGATAAAAAATTTCACGACGATCTTGACAAAGTATACAATGTCGAACAAGATACATGGGATGATTGGCACGATGGAGATATAAAGTAGGAGACAATATGATACTGACCCTAGACGTAGAAAACACAGTAACTAAACGCAACGGCAAGATGCACCTTGATCCGTTTGAACCAGACAACACACTTGTTATGGTGGGTATGCTAGATGATCACATGAATGAAACGATTGTAACGTTTGATCACGCAGAGCAACAACCTACCACAGATGGGCGGCGTATTGTTCAGGATGCACTGGACTCTACCCGCCTGTTGATTGCACATAATGCACCCCATGATCTTGTATGGTTGTGGGAGTCAGGCTTTACTTATGACGGTGATATCTTTGATACCATGCTAGGCGAGTATGTACTGCAGCGTGGACAGAAAGAGGCACTGTCACTTGAAGCATGTGCAGAACGCTACGAGCTTGACACTAAAAAGCAAGACACACTCAAAGAATACTTTAAGCAAGGCTTGTCTACTCGTGACATACCCCATGCTGAGTTGACTGAGTACTTGTCACATGACTTACATGCTACCCAACAATTGTTCAATCGTTTGCAGACGAAGTACGAGGAATGCATTTCACTAGAACCAACCATTACTCTTACTAATCAGCTTGCAATACATCTTGCACGTATATACCAGCGTGGCTTTCAGGTTGACATGGATGCACTGATGAAGGTGCGGGATGAGTTTGAACATGAGCGCAATGTTCTTACGATTGCATTAGAGGAACAGGTTGCAGATCTTATGGGTGACAGACCCATCAATCTTAACAGCCCAGAACAAAAGTCATGGGTAATATACAGCCGTAGACCACACGATAAAAAAGTATGGGCAGACTTGTTTGATGAACGTATGCCTGACACAGAGTATCGTAGCACAGTACGCTTACACAGTGAGCGTTTATATAAACAGAAAGCACATCAATGTAGAGAATGTTATGGCACAGGTCAGGTAAGAAAGGTAAAGAAAGATGGCACTCCATTCGCTAGGACTAATAGATGCACTGCTTGTAATGCTGCTGGCTTTGTATACACTGATACCTCTACTCTGGCAGGATTAAAGTTCTCACCACCTACAGCCAAGTGGGTAAGCTCTAATGGCTTTGGTACAGACAAAGGTAACTTGCTGTACCTTGAGGGCATTGCACGTTCCAAAGGTATGAAAGAGGCAGAGCTATTCTTACAGAACCTACGTAGGTTGTCTGCTGTAGAAACATATCTCAGCAGCTTTGTAGAGGGCATAGCAACGCATGTAAAGAATGATGGTAGGTTGCATGTACGCTTACTGCAGCACCGCACTGGTACAGGCCGTTTATCAGGGGCAGATCCCAACATGCAGAACATGCCACGCGGTGGTACATTCCCTGTTAAACGTGTGTTTACGTCACGGTGGGAAGGCGGTCAGATCATGGAAGCTGACATGGCCCAGCTAGAGTTCAGGGTGGCTGCATTCCTTGCGCAAGATAAGACTGCCATTGAGGAAGTGTCCACAGGCTTTGACGTACATGCTTACACTGCACAAGTTATCAGTGATGCAGGTCAGCCTATGTCACGGCAAGAGGCTAAGGCACATACGTTTGCACCTTTGTATGGTGCCAGTGGTTTCGGTAGGTCACAGGCAGAAGCGACATACTATCAGCAGTTTACGACAAAGTATTCTGGCATTGCAAAGTGGCATGAGGCACTAGCCAAAGAAGCATTAAACACAGGCAAGATCACTACACCTTCTGGGCGTGAGTTTGCTTTCCCTGACGTTGTACGTAGACGCTTTGGCGGTGTGACATTTTTCACACAGATAAAAAATTATCCAGTACAATCGTTTGCAACCGCTGACATTGTACCTATATCTTTGATATACATTGATAGGTTACTAACAGCAAACAGGCTACACAGTTGTGTAGTAAACAGTGTACATGACTCAGTTGTGATTGATGTACACCCAGATGAAAAGGACAGAGTACTAAAGGTTATTAGCGCAGCTAATGATAAACTAATATCAATCGTCAACCGTAAATGGAACATAGATTTTAATGTACCCCTATTATTAGAGGCAAAAATTGGTCCGAATTGGCTTGACGTAAAAGATGTAATATGATATAACCACCATCCGTAACAATGAAAAGGAGACTTAATATGAATCAAGTATCAACAATCGACACAAACAATTTCTCAGCAATGGCCCAAGTAATGGGCATGAACGCAGACGCTACACAGCAGTCATCTAAAGCAAGCACACTTGCACGTTTACGTATTCATCACTCACCAATTATGGGTCAGCAAGAGATTGGTGGTAAGATGAAGAACGTAGAGGTTGTAAGTGGTGGCACATACAAGCTAGAGATTCCTGATGGGCCTACGTACTATGCTGAAAGTGTGTCTATTCGTCCTTACCTACAACGCTTCATGCACAAGAAGTTTGTCATGGGTAATGACTCAAGACCAAATCGTTATGTGAAAACTGTTATGGCTAATGACCTTAACCATGACATGAAAGACAACGAAGGTGGCTTCAACTGCGGTAAACCTGCTGGGTTTATCAAAGATTGGGCTGCACTACCAGACAGCATGAAGGACTTGATCAAATCAATCAAGCGTGTTCGTGCATTGTTTGGTGTCGTTGAGCTAGTCAATCCTACAGATGATCAAGGTAATTCTGTAGATGTGGAGTCTACACCATTCATCTGGGAGATTGACAACCGTGACGCATTTAAAACAGTGGGTGAAGTATTCAACAAACTGTCAAAGATGCGGCGCTTGCCACCACAGCACTACGTGTCACTCACCACAACAGAAGTGCCGTTACCTAATGGTAGCAGCTTCTATGTGCCTAACACTTCACTGGACTTGAACAACACTTTGGACATGGACAATGAAGCACAGGAGAACTTTGCTAATTTCATGGCATGGATTCAGAATTACAATACGTACATTCTCAGTTCGTGGGATGAGAACATGCACAAGAATGAAGAGGTTGACACAGATACTGTGGAAGAGTTCGTAGACATTGACGCAGAGGATTTTGTCTAATGAACCATCCTGCTGAACTGGCAATTAATCAGTATCTTGAAGATGCTACATCTGGTAAATCAACAATGTCGGAAGAAACAATTAAACAGATTGGTTCAGATGTAATGGATGCTGTAACACGTCAGTTCGGCGGGGGCAATAAGCGTGACAAGTTTAGGCTACGTATGTCTAATATAGGTAAGCCAACTTGTCAGCTTTGGTTTGAAAAGAATAAACCAGAGAAGGCATTGCCCAAGCCGACAACATTCGTAATGAACATGCTATTAGGTGACATAGTAGAAGCAGCGTTCAAGGGTATTATAAAAGAAGCAGGAGTTAAGTATGAAGATGATGATAACTTTGTCGAGCTACAGTTGGGAGACACAACAGTAAAGGGATCATATGATCTTGTGATGGATGGAGCAGTCGATGACGTAAAGTCTGCATCGGACTGGTCATACAGAAACAAGTTTGAATCTTTTCAAACACTTAAAGACAGTGATCCGTTTGGTTATGTAGGTCAACTGGCAGGTTACGCTAAGGCTGCAGGTAAAAAAGCAGGTGGCTGGTGGGTAGTCAACAAAGCCAATGGTGGAATTAAATATGTTCCAGCAGAAGGTCTTGACATAGACAAAGAGATTACTATATTAGAAGATACTGTTAACACAGTAAATACTAATGAGTTCAAACGTTGTTTTGATCCTATACCTGAAACATTCAGAGGTAAGGCATCAGGCAACAAAGTATTGAATAGCAATTGTAAGTTCTGTGATTACAGGTTTGAGTGTTATCCTACCCTACAAGAGCTACCATCTAAGGTGTCTCAGGCTAAGGTAAAACCCATTGTACCATACATAGAAATAAAGGAGTATTAAATGTTAGGTGATGAAGAAATAAAAGAAATGCAGGAGCAGATTGCTGCTATGGAAAAGGACATTGCAGAGCGTAAGAAACAGCTACACGAAGCTAGGTATGCAGGACTACGTTCAGCTATGGAAGCACGTAAGGCTGCGGAAGATGCGGTGCGACAAGAGCTACGCTCACTAGGTGTGTCTACTGTAAGTAGTTTGCCTAGTCCTTGGAATGGGTTGTGGCGCATCTAATGTATGGCAAGCAGTTTGCCGCTGCTCTAAAGCATGGGTATAGGAGTGGGCTAGAGATCAAAGTAAAAGACTACTTGGTGGAGCGTAATGTTCGTGTCAAGTATGAAGCCATAAAGATTGAATGGGAAGATCTTATGTACCGCACCTATACCCCAGACTTTGTGTTACCTAATGGGATCATAATAGAAACTAAAGGTAGGTTTACATCAGATGATAGACGTAAACATGCCGCTATTAAGAAACAGCATCCAAAGCTAGACATTAGGTTTGTGTTTGAAAGTAGTAGACGTAAGCTGAGTAAAGGTGCTAAGACAACCTACGGTCAGTGGTGTGAAAAAAATAAGATCTTGTTTTACGATAGGATCATTCCAGAAGATTGGCTAAATGAAAAAGGTAAGGACATGCACCCTGATCTAATACATTTTCCATACAAAAAAGTGAAGAGGAAATAATATGGCAGAAGAAAAAGTATTTATGGACTTTGATCCAAATGATTTTATCATACGTATCACACCATTCCTAGACAAGAAGGGTAGCTGGACAGGAGAGTTAATGGTAGGCACTGTTACTACAGGGGAGAACACTACAACAGATGATGACTACGTTAATCTAATGCGGATGTGTCACATGGTTTGTGCATCTATCCCAGCTATGGAAGATAGTAATGACATACGAGAAACCCTTGCCAAGTATGCTAATGATGTGTTAGAAGAAGAAGATAACACACCAAAGGCTACAGTGGAAAGTGTTGAAGATAATGTAGTTAAAGTAAAGTTTAATTAAAGGAGATACGTATGTCAAATAAAGATATGGTAAACTCACCAGAGCATTACAACTTTGCAGGGGTAGAATGTATTGATGCTATTCGTGCAGCAACTGGTGAAGAAGGGTTTCAGTATTACTTACAAGGTAACATTATGAAATACCTATGGCGATACAGATATAAGAATGGCATAGAAGATTTACAGAAAGCACAGTGGTATCTGAATCAGTTGATTGAGGAAGAGAACGGTGATAGTTAAAGTATTTCTTACATTAAAAATAGACGAAGACGAATATCCTATTCCTGTGGATGGCTTTGTCGAAGAAGAAGTGAAGGATGCACTACAGGAATTTATCTACGATGTAGATGGTATGGAAATTAAATCAATAAAATTAATAACGGAGTGATGCACATGGATAATTATTTACCAACAGACTATCAATCCTTCATTCATACTTCACGGTATGCACGATGGCTTGAAAATGAAGGACGAAGAGAAAATTGGAGCGAGACAGTACAACGGTATATAGAAAATGTCGTGAGTAAATTACCTGAAGTGGATACAGAGACTGTACACGAAATATCTCAATCTATTTTTGGTTTAGAGGTTACGCCTAGTATGAGGGCTATGATGACTGCAGGTAAGGCATTAGAGCGTGACAACACTGCAGGTTATAACTGTAGTTACTTACCCGTAGATGATCCTAAGTCCTTCGATGAGGCTATGTTCATTCTCTTGTGTGGTACTGGTGTCGGCTTTAGTGTCGAACGTCAGTTCGTATCTAAGCTCCCTGAAGTTCCTAAGTTGTTCGACAGTGATACAACAGTCGTTGTCAAGGATAGTAAGGAAGGTTGGGCTAAAGCGTTCCGTCAAGTGTTGGCACTCCTATGGGCTGGTGAGATCCCTAAGTGGGATGTCTCTAAGGTACGTCCTGCTGGGGCAAGACTAAAAATATTTGGTGGTAGAGCTAGTGGCCCTGCACCATTAGTAGAACTATTTAATTTTGCTATCACTACATTCAAGAATGCACAAGGACGTAAGCTATCTAGCATTGAGTGTCACGATCTTATGTGTTTCATTGGTCAGATTGTTGTAGTGGGTGGTGTGCGTCGATCAGCTATGATTAGTTTATCTAATTTATCTGATGACCGTATGCGTCATGCTAAGTCAGGTCAGTGGTGGGAGACTGCTGCACATCGTGCATTAGCAAATAACAGTGTTAGTTATACAGAGAAGCCCGACATGGAAACATACATGCGTGAGTGGCAAGCATTAGTTGAAAGTAAATCAGGAGAACGTGGTGTATACAATCGTCAAGCAGCTAAAAACCAAGCTAAAAAGTTTGGGCGTAGAGATCCAGATCACGAGTTTGGAACTAATCCATGCAGCGAAATTATCCTTCGTCCATATCAGTTCTGTAATCTTACGGAAGTTGTTGTACGTGCTACAGACACTATGGAAGATCTTGAACGAAAAATCCGTTTGGCAACAATTCTGGGAACTATCCAATCAACGTACACAAAATTCCCATATCTGCGAAAGGTGTGGTCTACAAATACAGAAGAAGAACGACTGCTTGGTGTGTCACTCACAGGGATAATGGACAACCCTTTGATGACATTACGCAACAAAGAATTGGAAAGTACTCTTGAACATCTTCGTGGGATCGCTGTATCTACTAATGCTGAATGGGCTGATCGTCTTGGTATACCTGTTGCTGCTGCAATTACGTGCATTAAACCATCGGGAACAGTTTCGCAACTGGTGGATAGTGCCTCTGGCATACATGCTCGCCATAGCCCCTATTATATCCGCACTGTGCGTGGTGATAATAAAGATCCGTTAACAAAGTTTATGATGGATCAGGGTATACCTAGTGAGCCATGCGTTATGAAAGGTGACACTACTACAGTGTTTAGTTTTCCTATTAAGTCACCACCAAAATCAGTTACACGTAATGATATGACTGCCATTGAGCAACTAGAGATGTGGCTTAAATATCAACGACATTTTTGTGAGCATAAACCTAGCGTTACTATCTCTGTTCGTGAGGAAGAGTGGATGGAAGTAGGTGCCTTTGTATACAAATACTTTGATGAGATGTCAGGTGTATCATTTTTACCACACTCTGAACATACCTATCAACAGGCACCATACCAAGAGATAGACAAAGATGCCTACAATGTGTTACTAAAGTCTATGCCTAAACGTATTGATTGGGCTGGGCTGTCTGAGTACGAGAAAGACGATAACACCGTAGCAATGCAAACTATGGCTTGCTCTGGTGACGTATGCGAAATAGTAGACTTAGTATAAGGAGATATAAACATGGCTACCGTCACCATAGGTGAAACAGAATACAATACAGATAACTTTACTGAGGAACAAAATAAACTCCTTGGTGAGTTATCGTATTGTAATAAGTTAGTTACCCAACTGAAGTATCAGCTTGCTAGTCTTAATGTTACGAATGACGTTTTGATTGACAAGATAAAGAAATCACTAGAAACCTAAACAGAATCGGAGTATTCTTATGCAAAAAACAAATTCTTATAGAGAAGGAACAGAAGCAGAGCAAGAGTTTATTGCACTACGAGGTAGTCACGTTGTACGTGAAGCTAACTGGAATGAAAACGTTAACGAACATTGGGATGTACTAGACAAAGAGTTTGGTAGAGTAGATGTCAAAGCAGCTAAACGTAAGTATCGTAATGGTCCTGTCGATAATACTATTTGGTGGGAACTAAAAACAGTTAAGCGTCCACCTAATAATGAATCAGCAAAAGGTTGGGGTGTACCTAATGGTATTGACAGATACATTGCAATTAAAACTGATGAATACTTTTTCTTAGTTAAACCAGAAAGAGTTATTGACAAAATAAATGAGAAGTGTAAGGATTATTACAGAGGGGAATTTGGATTACACACACGTCCTACCAGAGGTGATCTAATGACAATACTACCTTTATCTTTTTTACAAGAACACGCAGAACATAAACTTAAAATAGCATAAGGAGAATACTTATGAAGAACAATAATAAAAGCAGAGCCTCTCGTGGCTTAGGTAAACATGATGCACCACTAAGAGTGCAATACCAAATGGGCTATTCCGTTTTTAAAAATGGTAGTAGCCTAACAAGCCCATTCGATAAGGATACGATGCAACATCGTGAATGGGAACGTGGGTTTAACAAAGCCTACTTTGAACAACTTAAAAGGGTGAAGGAGTATGAACGAACTACAGGCAGAGGCAGAGCAGTTCCTAAAGGAGAAGTACAGCATGTCTGACTTTAACGCATATCAAAGGAGTGCATCACGTACTGCAATCTATCCTGAACAACACAAGATACTATATCCTGCGTTAGGGTTAGCTGGTGAGGCAGGAGAGGTAGCCAACAAAGTTAAGAAACTTATACGTGATGGCCCAGAAAACAGACCTGATACATGGAGAGAGGACATAGCCAGTGAGATAGGTGATGTACTCTGGTACTGTGCAGCATTAGCTACTGATCTTAACCTTACCTTGGGTATGATTGTAGGACAGAATGAAAAGAAACTCATGGCTAGGAAAGATGCAGGTACAATTGGTGGAAGTGGTGACACT